GTTATTCAGTTGTTGCGGATTGATCGGATTTCCCGTGTGGTCCCAATAACTTGCGCCATCTGCCGAGCCACTCCATGCCTGTATCGAATCCGCGCTTCCGCTCACCATAATCGTTCTTCCCGCGAAATCAGCGAAGCGTAATTTACTATTGCTTACCGAAAGAGTAAGGTTCGCCCCCCACGCAGAGCCAGAATAGGTGTAAATCGTATTCACAAACCCGGCAATAAGCGTCGCGCTCTGTACGTTATGCAAGCCGATACACGCGTTACCGACAGAAACAGTTGATCCGAGATTCGCCATTCCCAATCGCATAGTAACAGCACCCTTTCTGTCAAAGTGAACATTTTTTGCCTCCAATACCGCACCATCAGGAGTCAAATGCGAATCCACCTCGGATTCACGGATAACCCCGTAGATCCCCAGGTTTCGTATTTCCTGTGGTTGCATTGGTTGCGGCATTATGGCAGATGTTCTATCCCCGGGAAGATTCTTATCTCTGTTCCCAAGTATTCGTTATCTAACGCGGCTTTTTTCTTTTGTGTCCACAATAAGAAGTCGGTATCGGTAAGCTGATTTAATCCTTTATTCTTTCTCTGTTTTATCTTGAACGCGAGATAGTTTGTGAACATATCGTATTGCGGTTCGTCGAGTTCGTCTGCGTCTGAGTCATATTCCGGTAGCCCGCTGTAGTAATCAATCCAGATATTCTGATTCACATACGAAGTTTCAATCGGGCAGCTGAAGTAAATATAAATGCTTCCAACGGTTTCGTTTGCCACCGGCTCGCCCCATACGGTAAATCTATTCGGCAAAGAGTAACTTACCCCTTGCCATACGTCTTTTCCTGTCGCGTGATTTGCGCTGCCTGCGGTTGAAATTCGCATAGTACCACCGGAAACACCGATTGCTGAATATGCGCTAGAATCGTTTTCGATATCTACACTTCCGCTTGATTCAAAATCGCGCACATTGTCACAATACAAATCTTTATCTCCAACCGTATATGCGGTAGTTAAAACAGTATGAGAAACCCCTCGGAACGCGGCATCCCAATCCTTTTTGTCAAACCACATCATGTTATCTTCGGTTCCAATCCTCATGCCAAAGATATTCTCGCCTGTATATGGATTTTCCAGATCAGAAGGTGCTTCGATACGATACATTCCCGTAGAAACCGATCCCATTGCGTAGTTGTAGTGCTTCCTGAATGGTCTTTTGCCCGGAGAGGAATGATATTCTCTCCGCGCCTCCCAAAGAGATTCATTCAAGAAGTCGTGAGTTACGAGGTTTGGATCAATCCGTTCGTTTATCGAATCAATAGCTCTCTTTTTGATCATAGCCACCGTATTGGCTCCGAATCCGGCGTACGGGATAGGATCCGACCAATCGGAGTATGTATTCGCTACCGTTTCGTTGAATCTGACAAAGTAATACCCGGTTGTCTTTGTCGTGTCGTTATATATCGTCTCTACAAGTTGCGGTTGGATATAGATCGGATACGCCATAATCGTAGATTTCGCGCCCGATGCCGTTGCTGACCATTGAATGTCTATTCTATCCCAATCGATAATCGTTACTTTCGTATCCTGCGGGTGCGTAAACAGAAGCCCGGAATTCAGCGTAATCGTACTTCCGCTTGGTCCAGTTGCCGAGGATGTTTTTACGATCTCCGCTTTTTCGTAAGAAATATCCTCAAGAAGCAAAATCTGCCCTGAAGATGTCGAGAGGGATTGAAATCCCACGGAGTTCTGAACCGCAATCGTAGTTGCTGTTGCGGCGGCATCTGTCGAGATCGACGTAACTTTCTTATCTTTGGAAAGGACTGTATTTTCTATGTATATCGTTTTCGTGTTAGTATTTTATTGTATTAGTATGTTTGCGACTATTGCACTCCTTGCAGAGTGGCTGNATGTTTTCTATGATTTTCAATATGTTCCTTTGTAAATGGCTTTCTCTTGTATCGCTTCCCCAATGCATTTTTGTTTCCAATCATTTTATGGCTTAGTTCTGCCTTGAATATTTCCGTATGCTTCATGTTATTGAATACCTAATAAATCCATCGACATATTTGTACTTGTTGCGGTTGATTGNTCCACCATCGTCTGCCCGCTTCCACTATTGTATAAGTCNGTTATTTCAGTTGAGGAAAGAATCTTGCCCCAAATTCCTAACTCGTCAATAATACCATCGAAATAACCTTCATAGCCAGTGTAACTTCTGCGTCCAACGTTAAACGAAGCAGTAACATTGCTTAATGCACCTGAATTGGTGGTCGTCCCATCAGCGACTCCATTAAGAAAATAAGTTACAGCGTTTGTTGCATCATCAAAAGTAACACCCACGTTATACCAAGTACCTGTAGATAAGGCAGTATTGCTATCTGCTATCGAGCCAACACCAGCAACTTGAAGATTTAATTTGCTTGTAGAATCTACCCCGAAAGCGTATTCCCTTCCCTGTGTATCGTGGTCTTTTCCAACTATCCATCCATTGGCGGGAAAACTCTCGACTTTTACCCAACAGAAAAAAGAGAATTGTCCCGTTGTAATATCCAAGATGTCGCCACCGTATAGGTAGTCACTTTCGGTACTCTCACAATCCGCGCCATTGTTGACTTTTGCGGCGACAAATGAAACACCGCTATTAGTTAAATTATTTGTACTCCAAAAATCAGTAGCGTCTTCCAGTTTATAATACGCCAATAAGTTAGCAGTAAGAGTTCCCCCCGTATCAACCTGAAATACTTTTGCCATTTTACTTTAGATAAATCAGAATCAACAATACCAAAACCGCGACCATGAAGGGCGCTACCAATAACATCTCCTTATGCCAATCTTCTTTGAATCTCATCTTATGCGGTTTCTCTGAAATAGGCGACCGAGTAGTGGATCAAACTTGCGTTCTTTGTAACGATTGAAAGAGTCACCTGCGTACCCGTTGCAAACAAGTATGCCGGTGGAGTAACGGATAGATTCGCACCAGAAACACCCTGCGAGGGAGCCTGTAAAGCATATCTCCAAAACTCCGTTGCGCTACCGGCTCCGTTGGTAAACTGAACAGCCATGCCAACCTGCGCCGTTGTAGTTAGTTGGATTGCATATATTTTTGAGTTTCGGCTCGCAATAGGCGCGATAACGGTTACACCGAGATCAGATGAACCGGCATAAGAACCGCTTGCAACGTAATATGACGTGGCGGTTCCATTAAGATCGTAAACATTTAAACTCGGATTATTCACTGTTATCGATCCATTCGCAATATCATAAACCTTGATTGCTCCATCCGTGTTAACAAGAATTGGGGTTTTCGTTGTGCCATATTTCCCCTCAGCAACTACATAGGGTTCGTCGGAGAATCTTACTCCTACAGTTCCCGTTACGCCAGAAACGGCGACCGTGCCATTCGCTAAATCGTATACCTTTATAGCCCCATCCGAATTCATCCGGATTGGTCTTGTAGTTGTACCGTCTTTTCCGGAAGAAACAACGGTTGGTTCGTTTCTGAATATCACCGCAACCGTTTCGAGGATAGATCCAACATAAACCCCCATCGTACCAGTAGATCCGCCAATGGACACCGTACCATTTGCCAATTCATAGACTTTAATGGCGCCGTCTGAGTTCATGCGGATCGCTCTTTTTGTCGCCCCGTCTAACCCATAAGCAGTAATTGCTGGATTGCTCTGATCAAAATAGACTGCGGTTGTTCCGGAGAACGTAGCGGCCACAGAAGGTGTTGCTGGGCTAAAGTAAACCGCAACCGTGCTATTTATTCCCCTAATAGATCCCAATTCATGGCCAGTATCCGGCATGAAAACAGTTAGCGTATTCGTATTCCCACGTATCGATCCCAGTTCATGCCCCGTATCCGGTAAAAATACCGTCAATGTATTAGAATTTCCCCTTATCGTACCCAGTTCGTGACCGGGATCTAGTTGAACCGTCAAAGAACCCGCACCAGCATTTGCTGTTACAGTAGGATTTCCTCTATCGAAATAGACCCCAATAGAGCTGGTAAAGCCTCCGATCGACACAGTTCCGTTTGCCAATTCGTATATTTTTATCGCTCCATCGGAATTCATTCGCAATCCTATTTTAGTCGTACCGTCTAATCCGTATGCGGTAACCGCGGGATTGCTCTGATCGAAATATGCAGCCATAGTACCAGAAAATGTCGTAGCAACGGACGGAGTTGCCGGGTCAAAATAAACAGCTACGGTTTGGTTGATACTCTTTATCGATCCTAATTCGTGTCCTGGATCTAACCGCACAGTGAACGAACCCGCCCCCGCATCAACCTTGCCAAGTGTATACCCTGGGTCGAGTTGTACGGTTACTGTTTTCGTTATGCTGTCTATAATTCCAAGCGTATGACCCGGATCGAGTTGCACGGCAAACGTACCAGAGCCCGCTTTCGCTACCACCGTCGGCTCCCCTCTGTCAAAATATACGGCGACAGAACTATTGATCCCCTTAACCGAGCCCAACTCATGTCCAGGGTCAATCGAGACATTAAAGGTTCCAATACCCGCATCTACCTTTCCTAGTGTGTGCCCAGGATCAAGTTGTACGCTAAACGTGCCCGATCCTGCTTTTGCTATAACAGTAGGCTCCCCACGATCAAAATAGACACCCAGTGAACCAGTAAATCCAGATATAGCGACGCCAGAATTTAGTTTCGCCACTATCGCCGAAGTATTTACGTCTCTTACTACAACGCCCTGNGCATTGGACGCAGGATCAGTTGCTTGCACCGGAGCGACATTGTTCACAACACTCGAATCACCTATGACGACCGCTTGTCGCACATTGGTATTTGCTAATTGGAACCCGTCAACGTTGTATCCTGTTCCCCCGGTCACTGGAATGTTGGTGTCAGCCATAATAATTTTTTAAATAATTCTTACATGCGGCTCTATCGCCTGTCGATAGACGTATGTACTCGCTGAATGAGTAAGCATCAATAACAATCCAATGGGCGTTCCACCAATCGGTAAGTCCGCTTTCATGAAGTTTCCACCGACGCGAACCGAAGGGATACTATTATCGGATCGAATTCGTGAAGAAGATTGTGGGGTTATTTTACCAACCCGTATTTTTGGCGTAAATGCCATCGATATTGTTATTAATGACTAAATTTCGTACCCGGTTGCGTTAATAACAGCAACTCCATTCGCCCCCGTCTCCATATAGAACTTGCCGCCGTTTCTGTCTCCGACAAAAGGAGTGACCAGATTGACGACCACATTCGCGCTTCCCGCCATAACGTGCTCAAAGATAACGCTACTTGACGCATCGTTTCCGAACTTGATCTGAACGGTTCCTGCCGCGGCAACGGAAATCATATAATCCGTAAGCACCGGCTTCGCAGTCGCCGTTGATGTCCAGAACGCAACTGCGGTCGTAGCGGATGGCGAGTTGTAATAACTTCTCTTTGCCGTGTAAGCAAAGTAAGGTGTTTCGATCATGATATTTTTTGTTCTTTCGACTGTTCTTTCATTATAAATCCAAATCGGTAATCCTTTCTCGGTCGGCACCAGTATTGGTCCTCAACTGACAATCTAACTTTCTCGTAGTCAAGTTCACAGAGAACGTCGGACAAAATCTCTCTCATATCTTTATCGATACGGAGATATATTCCAACGAACAGCGATCCAAGTTTCCATGTATCACTTATGTCTTGCCCGATCTCCCGCGATTGCATGACTTTCAATATCCTCTGCAATTCTTTGACGGTGTCTTTTTTAGCTGCCTTTTGATCTACTTCCTCAAGAATATCTTGGAATCTGAAACGATACGCATTGTCGAACTCTAGTACCATGCAGATAGAATCTCTCATCATATAGCGCAATTCGCGCTTTTTAAGCGATTCTCTTGCCCGTTCCATGCTGAACGCGCGATAGAGTTCCCGCAACGCGAAGCAGTATTTGTCCGGCTTTATCTTGAATCTCGTAATAAGCCGATGCGCCGTGAAGATCGCCGAGTAAACAGCGTCTTTCGTTATCCACAAAGACGGAACAAGCATTGCGAGCACCCACCGCGGCCTGCTTTTAAGAGAATGATATAACCCAGATAATACTGCCCTGCCAAGTTTCTTGAGAATGTCTATTTTATCTACAAACTCGATATACGGAAATCCCTTGTAGGGATACGGATGCTCCCCCATATACGTCAGCATACCCCCCTCGGGTGGAAATTCCACTTTCTTGAGAGGATTCACATCATGGGGTTCCTCAGAAGGAAGTTGCGGAATCTCTTTCATCTCCGCAACAATCTGAGCCATAAACCGATACCCCTCGCGAAAGGCCTCAAGTTCTTTGAGTGCTTGTTCTTGGGATAGTTCGAGTTTATTTAATTGTTCAGATTGTTGTTCCATTAACGCATGGCCAAATAACTACATACGAGTTCAACATACCCTGTCGCTACACCAAGATTGAAGAACGTAAGAGTAATGTTTCCGTTCCCAGGAAATGCGGTGGCAAGTATCCTCGCCGTTCCTCCGCTTGTAATACCCCCCATATCTCCATATCCGGCGCTGACACCTTTGTTTACGATAACACTCAAAGCATCTTCCGCACGTATTCCAGAAACGGTTGCCACCGTAGACTGTATCTGCGTAGTCGCGGCAATAGCTGGCAGTTGGATCGCAAACGTTCCCATGATCGGCAGAATACCAGACTTATCCGGGAAGGTCCATGATCTGTCTGCTTCCACGCCCGATTGAGCAGATACAGTTCCGTTAAACCCTCCGTCGAGAGTTAATCGAACTGCGGTTGTTTGTTTAAGATTTACGCCCTTGAAACTTGTGAAATTTCCACCTCCATAAGTTGCCATAATAAGAATCTTAAGTTTTTATAGTGGGACCCTCTCGGCTCTCCGACGAAGGCAACCGAACAAGGGTCGCCACTCCGAACGTTACGCTTACGCGGCGTTCGTGTTCTTCGATCCAACCCAATTACGAGCATCGTTGAATCCAATATCGAACATCATAGTCGCCTTGTACTGAACTTCACCGGTCTTAAAGACCAAGTTCGGTCCTTCCAAGTCAATCGCCTGTGATTCCTTGTACTGAAGACCATTTTTCCAGTTCTTCATGGATGAATCAAACATGAACCAGTAGTCCGTGTGAGTTTGAATCCAGGGAAGAGCTACGATCTTATACGAAGGAACGCCGGAGACATCTCGGTCGGCGGATCGGGGAATAAATCCACGATTGATCGCTCCCAAGATTTCGATTGCACTCTGATGTGGAGCATATCCGCGAGAGACAACCAAGGTGTCGAGATTAACATTCATCGGCTTGCCAACGGGATTTGTGATAAGTGCCGCTGTCCGATGTGCGGCTTTTAAGGCATTGTATTCGAACGCCATATTAACCGTAGATCCATCGGTCACGCGATTATTCCACGCAGTTCCCCCNTCNTCNCGTGTNTGAGTTGCGGCAATAAACGCTCCGGAGTCTCCTCCTGCGATACCTACCGAGTAGTTCCCAGCGACGTCAGACGCCGTATAGGTTGTTGCGAATGCATTATCAAGACGCTCTGCGCATCTCAATTCACGCAAATCAGAACATGCCTTACGCGCTTCTTCGGTTACCTGAACTAAATCACGCTTTTTGATTCCGAAGAACCACATCGGCTTAGAAAAAGACAACAGAGTTCCAAATTGGACCTGCGTGTATGTCTGTTTAAAGCCCTGAAAAGGAGATTGTGCAACGATCTGTGCATTTTCCACAATGCGGCCAGCGTATCCGAGTCCGGTTAAGGACGAATCCTTAAGGTAGTAGTCGGTTACTCCGGTTTCCACATTGTAGTACTGCTCGAACATTCGGCTTTCTTTTTCGCTGCCCTTAAGCCAAACGTTCTGTATCGATGCATCGATTAAATCGGCAGCATCAGTCAACATTAAAGGATTTGGCATATTTTAAGCCGCGGTAGTCGTCTGTGACGGATACCACGAAGTTGGGTAGCGCAAGAATTCTCCGACAAGTTTCTTGTCCGCAGCAGCCCCTTTGACTGCATAGGCCAAGAAGATTCCAGTTACGGTAGTAATATCGTAAGACGTGTTAGCAACAGTAGTGTTATTTGTCAGTAAGTGACAGATACCAACTTGAGCCGTGCTCGTATTG